CGTTTAAACTCTGTTCTGTTGGCGTGAGGGCCGGTTTGATTCCGGTGTGATCTAAGTGAATAGGTGGGTTCGACTCCCACAACGCCAACACCTACACACATGAGCACTTGGACGCTAAAACGTAAGGTGGACTAACTCAGAACCGGGAAGCCATAGAACACGCGGTCGCTATGGTAGGAAGACGAGGAAAGAAGTGCTCAGTTGTGTTGGTGCTATATGGGGGTGCATTGCGGTTGACGACCGAACCTGTCGTCTAGTCAACGTACAGGGTAGTGCTTCCCCATATAGTTCACGAAGGGAACATGCGCAGCATGACCGAACGCAGAAAGTTAGTGTTGGAATTCATCCGTGCTTACGTCAGGTTGCACGGCGTACCGCCGTCCTATGAGGTTATTGCTCGGGGTATCGGCTTGAAGTCCAAATCTAACATCCATAGAATTGTGCATCGTTTAAAGCAGGACGGACATTTGATAACCAAGCCTTATAAGTTCCATGCCATCAGGTTGGTGGATCAATCTGCGAGAGCGGTGGCAAGTCTATGAGTCTCCTCTCCCACGCAGAGATGACTGCCTACCTTCAAGCTTTGGATAACAAGGCGACCGACGGGGCTACCCGGTCTAAGATCAGTTTGCTCCTAGAGATGGACAAGGTTGAGAAGTCCAAGGAATCCTTCCTGTACTTCGTGACGCAGATGTGGCCCATCTTTATCTCAGGGTCTCACCACAAGATCATGGCGGATGCTTTTGAGAGAGTCGCCAAAGGCGAACTAAAGAGGTTGATCATCAACATGCCGCCTCGGCATACCAAGTCGGAGTTTGCTTCCTTCTTGTTGCCTGCGTGGTTCTTGGGGAAGTTTCCCCATAAGAAGATTATTCAAACTGCCCACACCGCAGAACTAGCGACGGGCTTTGGACGAAAGGTTAGGAATCTTGTTTCATCAGAACCCTATCAAAAAGTTTTTCAGACTAAGCTGTCAAGTGATTCAAAGGCCGCAGGTCGCTGGAACACTCATATGGGTGGCGATTACTTCGCTATCGGTGTTGGCGGCGCTGTTACAGGTAAGGGCGCAGATCTCTTAATTATTGACGACCCTCATTCGGAGCAGGAAGCCAAGCAGGCTAACCCCGCAGTGTTTGATAACGTCTATGAGTGGTTCACTTCCGGCCCTCGGCAGCGTTTACAGCCGGGTGGAGCCATCATTATTGTGATGACTCGGTGGTCTAAGAGGGACTTAACAGGCCAAATTCTCAAAAACGCAGACAAAGATGGCGTAGATCAGTGGGAAGTCATTGATTTCCCAGCAATTATGCCCAACGGGAACCCTCTATGGCCCGGATTTTGGTCTAAACCGGCCCTAGAAGCCCTGAAAGCCGAACTTCCGGTAGCTAAGTGGGAGGCTCAGTACCAACAGAACCCCACATCCGAAGAAGGCGCAATCATTAAGCGTGAACATTGGCGGATTTGGGAGGAAAAACGACCCCCATCTGTTGAATACATCATTCAATCTTGGGATACTGCGTTTGAAAAAAACAACCGCGCAGACTATTCAGCCTGTACAACGTGGGGAATCTTCCAACATCCCGACAAACACGGGAATTTGAAGGCAAACATCATCCTCTTGGATGCGTTTAAAGAGCGCATGGAGTTTCCGGATCTCAAAGCCAAGGCTTTTGAGTTGTACCAAGAATATGAACCCGACACTTTGATCGTTGAGAAGCGAGCCGCAGGTGCTCCGTTGATCTACGAGATGAGGAAGATGGGAATTCCGATGTCAGAGTATACGCCGGGCAAAGGAAACGATAAGATATCGCGTGTAAACGCTATATCAGACCTGTTTGCCTCTGGCATGGTTTGGTGTCCTGAAACCCGCTGGGCAGAAGAAGTCATGGATGAGTTGGCTTCTTTTCCTAACGGAGATCATGACGACCTTGTGGACTCAAGCAGTCAGGCACTGATGCGCTTTCGACTTGGGGGCTTTATCTCCATTGAATCAGATGAAGAAGATGAGCCTTTTTACCATCGCAGAAAAGTAGAGTACTACTAAGGAACAATATGAGTATCGAACAATCCCTGAGCCAAGCCCCATTGGGCCTGCAAGATATCGAGCTTGATGAAACCCCCGCCATTGAGATTGAAATTGTCAACCCAGAGGGTGTCAAGATTGACATGGACGGCATTGAAATTGAGATGGTTCAGTCAACCGAAGAAGGTTTTAACGACAACCTTGCCGAATACATTGACGAGGGCGAACTTCAAAAGATTGCCAGCGACTTGATTGGCTTGGTTGATCAGGACATCAACTCCCGCAAGGATTGGGTGGAGATGTACGTCAAAGGTCTAGATGTTTTGGGGATGAAATATGAAGAGAGAACGGAACCTTGGCTTGGAGCTTGTGGAGTGTTTTCTACAGTCCTTACCGAAGCAGCAGTTAGGTTCCAAAGCGAAACGATCATTGAGACGTTCCCGGCTCAAGGCCCTGTTGCAGCAGTTAGGTTCCAAAGCGAAACGATCATTGAGACGTTCCCGGCTCAAGGCCCTGTTAAAACGGAAATCATTGGTGCCATTGATCGTCTTAAAGAAGAGGCTGCGGAACGTGTCCGGGAGGACATGAATTACCAGTTAACCGAGGTAATGTCTGAGTATCGCCCCGAGCATGAGAAGATGCTGTACTCCCTTGGTTTGGCAGGCAGCGCGTTTAAGAAAGTTTATTACGACCCCGGTCTGGCTCGCCAGATTGCGGTGTTTATTCCTGCGGAAGACATCATTATTCCGTATGGTGCGTCGAGCTTGAAGACGTCTGATCGTGTAACCCACATCATGCGTAAGACCAAGAACGACATGAAGAAGCTGCAGGTAGCGGGCTTTTATCGTGACGTTGAGTTGGGTGAGCCACAGATTATCCACACGGATATTGAGAAGAAGAAAGCGGAAGACCAAGGCTTTAGCCTGACGGAAGACGACCGCTATCAGATTCTGGAAATCCACGTTGACTACGACTTGCCGGGTTACGAGGATGAAGATGAGATTGCACTGCCATACGTGGTGACAATAGATCGTGGCACTAACAAAGTGTTGGCCATCCGCCGTAACTGGAACCCAGAAGACAAGCGCAAACTAAAACGCGATCACTTCGTACAGTACACATACATACCCGGCTTTGGTGCTTATGGCTTGGGGCTAATCCACTTGATCGGCGGCTACGCACGCGCAGGTACTTCTATCATTCGTCAACTCGTAGACGCGGGTACGTTGGCTAACTTGCCCGGTGGTCTGAAGGCTCGTGGTCTGCGTATCAAGGGAGACGATACACCAATCAATCCCGGTGAGTTCCGTGATGTAGATGTGCCAAGCGGTGCGGTCAAAGACAACATCATGATGTTGCCGTACAAAGAGCCATCACAAGTCTTACTAGCCTTGTTAAATCAGATCACTGACGAGGGCAAACGCCTTGGCTCTATTGCTGACATGAACATCAGCGACATGAGTGCAAATGCTCCGGTAGGTACCACGCTTGCATTACTTGAGCGTCAGTTGAAGACAATGTCTGCTGTACAGGCCCGCGTGCACTACAGCATGAAGCAAGAGTTCAAACTCCTGCGTGACATCATCCGCGACTACACACCAGATCAGTACAGCTTTGATCCATCAAGCGGCGACCGCATGGCAAAGCAAGAAGATTACGACATGGTGGACGTGATCCCAGTGTCCGATCCGAACAGCGCGACAATGGCGCAGCGCATCATGCAGTACCAAGCGGTGATGCAGTTGGCGCAGCAAGCTCCGCAGATTTACGACTTGCCCATATTGCACCGTCAGATGATCGAGGTGTTGGGTGTGAAGAATGCTGAGAAGCTTGTACCTACAGATGACGACATGACACCACGCGATCCTGTCTCGGAGAACATGGCGTTCCTGAATGGCAAACCGACTAAAGCGTTTATCTATCAGGACCACGACGCACACATTTCTGTACATACATCAATGATGCAGGACCCACTCATAATGGCGCAAATTGGGCAGAACCCACAAGCCCAGAAAATGATGGCCGAGATTCAAGCGCACATTGCAGAACACTTGGCGTTTGCGTACCGCAAGAAAGTCGAGGAGCAGCTTGGCGTGCCACTGCCACCACCAGACGAAGAAATGCCAGAAGACGCAGAAGTTATGTTGTCGCGTCTGGTTGCCCAAGGCGCACAGCAGGTGCTGGCTGCGAGCAAAGGTCAGGCGGCAAGTCAACAGGCCCAGCAGATGCAGCAAGACCCAGTTATGCAGTTGCAGCAAGCTGAGATCAAGATTAAACAACAGGAAGCTGACACTAAAGCGCTCAAGGTCAAAGGTGACTTGCAGCTTAAGGCCGAGGAGTTGTCACTCAAGGCGCAGGAGAACGCGGCTAAAACTGGTGAAGACCCAGCCATGGCATCAATGCGATTACAGCAAGAAATTATGCAGGCGCAGGAGTTACACGGCATGGAGATGGCTGCCAAACAGATGGAGTTGCAGCAAGCGCAAGCTCAGCAACAACAGCAGATGCAGCAACAACAAGCTCAAGTCCAGCAGAAGATGGCTCACGGCGGACAAGTTCATGCACAGAAGTTAGAGCACGCTGAGATGGACAGAATTCAGAAGTTATTACAAGGTAATAAGGAGTAATCATGGCCTCACTGCTTGAAGTTTTAGACGGAAAACTCAATGAACACGTCAAGCAGTTGGTTGACGTAATTAGTGCTGGTGGAGCTAAATCCCACGAGCACTATAAAGAACTGTGCGGAACTATCCGAGGTCTGCAAACCGCGCAGTATGAACTTAAGAAATTGGTGAAACAGGGATTATTAAATCCGCAACGATGATGTATCACGAGGAGCTTTTATCCCCCGTGCTGTTTGTCGCAAAGATTGGTCCCGACGCGTTCAAAGACGCTGCCAGATTCCCATCTGGCCCATCATGCAAAGTTGGTGACTTTGTTTTGGTTCGTCCAAACACTGGCACGCGCATGAAAATTCATGGCACCGAATGGCGTCTGATTAACGATGATTCCGTACAAGCCGTTGTGCAAGACCCTCGTGGTATCCAGCGTCCAACCTAAGGAGTAATCATGGCAGAAATTGAGAAAACAGAATTTGAGTTTCCTGATGAAGTCGAAGTCAACGCCCGTAAGGGTGGCAAGGTTGTAGAACCTGAGTCCGACGAACCGGAAATTGAAGTCGTAGACGACACGCCTCCCGAGGACCGTGGGCGCAAACCCATGACTGAGCCTCCTAAAGAGGTGACGGATGATGAGTTGGCAAAGTACGACGAAAGTGTTCAAAAACGCATAAAACACTTTACAAAAGGCTATCACGACGAGCGCCGCGCTAAAGAAACGGCGGAACGCGAGAAAGAAGAAGCCCTGCGGTTTGCCCGGTCGCTGGCTGAAGAAAACAAACAGCTAAAAGGTTCTGTTAGCCAGAACCAGACAGCGTTGTTGGAACAAGCCAAGAAAGTGGTGGCCAACGAGCTTGAAACTGCAAAACGTCAGTACAAAGAAGCCTATGAAGCGGGTGATTCTGATGCTCTGGTAAACGCCCAAGAAGCGCTTACCTCGGCCAAGATGAAATCGGAAAAAGTAAATAATTTCCGTCCAGCCCCTTTACAGGAAGAAAAAACTGAGGTACAACCCGCATATCAGCCCCAACCGGCTGCACCCGTGGACGAAAAACTGCTTGCATGGCAAGACCAAAATCAGTGGTTTGGTTCAAATAAACGGATGACAGCTTATGCCCTTGGCTTGCACGAGGACTTGGTAGGGGAAGGAATTCCGGCAGGCAGTGAAGAATACTACCGACGTATCAACACTGACATGCGCGAAAGGT